AAGGGTGCAGAGGAAGACTGGGCTGGTCAAGCTAACAAAGGCTGGTGGCAGGGCGTGGTGGTTAAGCGAGAGTTGGCTAATGGTATGTATGAACCAGAGTTTGTATCTCTTGCGCAGATTATGGGAGCGTATGAAGAATGAGGTACGAGATTACGTTAGTTGTTAAGGTTGATAAAGATGCTGACTTTGCAGGTACTGATGATGAAATGGATAACGTCTACAGCCTTGTAGAATCAGCTATCCTAGACCTTGACGATTTTAAACTACAGACACTAGAAGTATTGGAGTATGACTAATGACACAAGAAGAAGTAATGTCGCATGAAGGACATATGGTTGCAGAGTTCATCAGAACTTTTAAGGCATCCCTAGACCTACGCCTGTGGGTTAAACTTATGCGGGAAGAGTTGAAAGAGTTTAATGAGAGTGTTTATGGTAGTGAGGATGCGTTAAAGGAGATTGCAGACTTACTGTATGTTCGTACTGGTTTCATCTTGGTACTTGGTGGTGGTATCGGAGAGGGTGTTATCACTGAGGAAGAAGAGCAAGAGTGGAAAGATTTGCTGTACCTTATCAGTGACGCTTTTGTACTAGCAGAAGAACAGTTTAGCACTGCAACAATCTGGGAAGCTTTCAAGCGTGTACACATTAGCAATATGTCTAAGCTTGGTGATGATGGTAAACCTATTCTTCGTGAGGATGGTAAGATCATGAAGGGGCCAAACTATAAGGAACCATACTTGACAGACCTGTTGAAAGATAGTACTATTGAAGCTGTAATTGACTAAGGGGGTCAGAATGAAAAAGAAATTACTAGAGACTTGGATCATGCGGTTCCTGCGCTTTGTGCATACTTGGCGGGCGCATCGTAGGATCATCAAAGAGCTTAATGCTATGGATGATAAGACACTACGGGATATTGGTATTGATCGTAATGATATTGATAAACTGATCTGGTTGGAATTTGACAAAGAGAACCGAGGCGCTAATGGGAAATAACTACCTGCCTACAGACTATCAGTCGTTTATCGGAATTTCACGCTATGCCCGCTGGCTAGAGGAACTAAGTCGTCGTGAAAACTGGGGTGAAACTGTCTTTCGCTACATGGAGAACGTAGTAAATAAACTCCTTGCAAGCATTAATCACGTAGGTGGTGAGGCTATCGCTATTGAACAGGCTATCCTTAGCCTAGACATTATGCCTTCCATGCGGGCTGTTATGACTGCTGGCCCTGCGCTAGATCGTGATAACACTGCGGGGTACAACTGTTCGTATATGCCAGTGGATGACCCTAAGGCTTTTGACGAAGCTATGTTCATCCTGCTGTGTGGCACTGGTGTAGGCTTCTCTGTAGAGCGTCAGTTCATCAGCAAGCTACCAGAAGTACCAGAGAACCTGTTCCAGTCCGAGACTACTGTTGTGGTTAAGGATAGCAAAGAGGGTTGGGCTAAGGCACTACGTCAAGTGATTGCCCTGCTATACTCTGGTGAAATCCCTAAGTGGGATGTGTCTCTGGTTCGTCCTGCTGGTGCTAAGTTGAAGACCTTTGGTGGTCGTGCATCAGGCCCAGCGCCTCTGGTTGACCTGTTCCAGTTCGTTATTGGTAAGTTCAAGGAAGCCAAGGGACGTAAGCTATCGTCTATCGAATGCCATGACATCATGTGTAAGATTGGTGAAGTCGTCGTAGTTGGTGGTGTTCGTCGTAGTGCTATGATCTCTCTGTCTAACCTGTCAGATGATCGTATGCGTTACGCTAAGTCTGGTAACTGGTGGGAGAATAACCCTCAACGTGGTCTGGCTAATAACTCTGTTAGCTATACCGAGAAGCCTGATGCAGTAAGCTTTCTACGTGAGTGGACTGCACTTGTTGAGAGTGGTTCTGGTGAGCGTGGTATCTTCAATCGTCAGGCATCCAAGAAGCAGGCAGCAAAGAATGGTCGCCGCAAGACTGACTTTGAGTTTGGTACTAACCCATGCTCAGAGATTATCCTGCGTCCATATCAGTTCTGCAACCTGACGGAAGTTGTTGTACGTGCTACGGATACGATCAAGACACTGGAAGAGAAGGTTCGCCTTGCTACCATCTTGGGTACGATCCAGTCAACCTACACCAAGTTCCCCTATTTGCGTAAGATTTGGCAAACCAATACAGAAGAAGAGCGTCTGCTTGGTGTATCTCTGACGGGGATCATGGACAATCCTCTGATGACTACAAAGAATGCTGGTCTAGATAAAACATTGGAGCATCTAAAGAATGTCGCTATTACTACTAATGCTGAGTGGGCTGAGCGCCTTGGCGTTCCTGTATCTGCTGCTATTACTTGTGTTAAACCATCGGGAACCGTCTCGCAACTTGTTGACTCAGCCTCAGGTATCCATGCTCGCCATAGTGCTTACTACATTCGGACTGTTCGAGGCGACAATAAAGACCCTCTTACACAGTTTATGAAAGACCAAGGTATCCCATCTGAACCTGATGTGATGAAGCCTACACAGACCACCGTGTTCAGCTTCCCAATGAAGGCTCCAGAGGGTGCAGTGGTAACGGCTGACCTGAGTGCTATCGACCAGCTAGAGATGTGGTTGGCCTATCAGCGTCACTGGTGTGAGCATAAGCCATCTGTTACGATCAACGTGAAGGCAAGCGAGTGGTTCGAGGTAGGTGCTTTTGTCTACAAGCACTTTGATGAAATGTCTGGCGTATCCTTCTTGCCATACAATGAGCATACCTACCAGCAAGCACCCTACCAAGAGATTGGTAAGTCCGAGTATGATAACCTGCTGTCTATTATGCCACTAGCTATTGACTGGGCCAAGCTTGCAGACTATGAACAGGAAGACAATACTTCTGGATCACAGACGATGGCTTGCGTAGGCTCTTGCGAAATTGTCGATCTATCGTGAAGAAAGACTTAACAGGTAAAACTTTTGGCTCCCTCTACGTTGTAGGGGTGGCCGAGGTTTCTCGCAATGGACACTATAGATACTGCGTAAAATGTTTGTGTGGTGTTGAAAAGGTTGTTTTAGGTACCCACCTTCTACAAGGTAATACAACACACTGTGGATGTTCAAAACAAAAACCAAGAAACTGGAAAGGGTGTGGTACCGTTTCTGCTACTTATTTTAGTTCCCTCAAGAGAGGTGCAGATGGTGGGAAGGGGCGTAAGCCTATCCTTTTCAAGGTTACGATAGAGTCTATTGCAAACTTGTTAGATGTAGTGCAGAAAGGTAAGTGTGCCTTGACAGGTCTCAAAATCTCTATTAAGGATAAGACAGCCTCACTAGACCGAATAGATAGTTCTAAGGGCTACGAGGAAGGTAACGTGCAATGGCTACATAAGGATGTTAATATGATGAAACGTCACTACTCTCAGGATTACTTTGTTTATCTTTGTCACCTTGTATCTGGTGATGCTTGTGAGATTGTTGACTTGACTTAAGGATAAGCGTCTGACCTAGGCTTCGGCCTAATCTGTGGATGTTACACAGTGAGTGGAATTGATAAACCACAAGGTTATTGGGATAGGTTACAGCTAGTGCTTATTGCACCTGTCTGGCTTAGGGTTATAGCGCCCCTCGTCCTACCTCTAGAATATAACAAGGAGTTAATGTGTACACAATTATTGGAAGACCTGACTGCCACTGGTGTGACAAAGCCAAGCAGCTACTCACAGAAAAAGGGCGAGAGTATCAGTACATCGACTGCACTGAGAATACTTGGGTAGTGGCTATTATGTTGAAGGGCGGATACCGAAAGGTTCCACTTGTTATTCAACATACAGAAGTCATTGGTGGGTACTTGGAGCTAGAAGAGAAGTTTAAGGAACTAGCTGATGGATGAGGGTAAGCCTAAGGGCAAACGAGTGAGTCGCTACAAGAATGCACCAGAGGAAGCTACTGTCCGCACTGTAAAGCTTGTGGCTATGAATGATACACAGCAGCGGTACATCTCTGCATTGCAAACACATAACCAGATCATTGTGACTGGCTTTAGTGGCACAGGGAAAACCTTTATCGCCGCATCTCATGCAGCTAATCTGTATGCTAATCGAAAGATTGACCGTATCATTATCACACGACCTAACATCGCTGTAGGTAAAGACCTTGGGTATCTTCCCGGAACTCTCGAAGAGAAGTACACCCCGTGGATCATGCCCGTACTAGACGTGCTGGAACAACATCTAGGTAAGAATGTGGTAGAGACGGGGATGAAGAACGGTAACATCCAGATGGTTCCCCTCTCTGTTATGCGGGGTCGTAGCTTCAATAAGTCTTTCATTATTGTGGATGAAGCACAGAACCTGACGATTCATGAGATGAAAATGCTCTTGACTCGTGTAGGTAAAGAATGTACTATTGTCATCAACGGCGATATCAAACAAAGTGACATCAATCAACAGAGTGGTCTTAGTAAGATTCTACATCTAGCTAAGAAGTACAACATGGATATCCCAACCATCGAGTTTGGTGTTGATGATATTGTTCGTAGTGATATCTGTAAGCAGTGGATTATTGCATTTGAAGGAGAGAATCTATAATGGCATGGTGGGATCACGAAGAACTAAAAGAAATTGTGAAGGAAGATGATATGGCTAAGTGGAATGTACTAGGTGTTGAAGAACCAGAATCAGACAATGTGAACCACCCAAAGCACTATGGTCAGGGTGACATTGAGTGTATTGACTATATTGCAGACTTCCTGACTTATGAAGAGTATATCGGGTATCTGCGGGGTAATGTTGCAAAGTATCTGCATCGTTGGCGCTATAAGAGTGGTCTAGAAGACTTGAAGAAAGCACAGTGGTATCTGGCAAGGCTAGTTGAAGAGGTGGAAAATGCAGAAGACAACCCTGAACAAACCTAACGAGAAGTCCGCTGAGGTGGTTAAAGTGAATGCAATGCTTGAAGAAGAAGCCAAGCAGTTCACCGCCAAGAAGAAGTTTGGTGGCCCACCTAAACCTATGACATCCCGAATCTACCTAATGGGGATGGCAATGAATGCCCTGCTGTCTAGGTCTACAGGCATGGTACGTAGGGATGATGTCAAGCGAGAGGCAGAGGAATGGGCTGACTTTATGCTTGAGGACTAAACTTAAAGGGAGCCACAAAGGCTCCCTCTCTTTTTGTTTATTGTGGTTGATCCCTTCTTTGATCTGGGAAACCCTTAACAGGCTCTGCCATCTGAGTAGACCACGCCATAATAGCCTGTCTTTTCCTGACCTCTTCCTCAACATTCTCAGAGGCACCAAGGAAAGAAGCAGCATCCGCAAACTCTCCGTTAGTAAAAGTTCTTACTGCGGCGTCATAGATGTCTTTCTTACCAGAACTTTTGATGGCTTTTCTTTCTTCAATAACGTAAAGATTACGAACATACCCTGCAGCCAACCTAGGTTTTTTCTCTAGAAGTTCCTTAAAGCTTTGCTCTACTTGATTCTTAGCTTTGTCTCTCTCAATCGTGATAAATTGATTTAACAGATATCTCTGATCATCCGTATTTGTAATCTCATTATAAGTCTTATCACCAAACCTACCACCATGCTTAACTTGATCTCTCCAAGCAAAGAACTTCCTAGGCAGGTTTTTACCCAGAATTTCTCTCACAAAGATATCTGCAGCAGGGTTTTCTACAGTCTTGTTCCCATAGATTTCAAACTCTTTGATTTGCATACGGCTCATCTCTTCTTGCAACTGGTTAGGTTTTGCAGATGTCTGCATACCAAGCTGCTTAGATAGAGGGTCAAAAGTGCCAATAGGGGTCGAACTAAATGGGCTGTAGTAAGGGATAGCTGATTTACCGTTATAGCTCTGTGCGTATTGAACAAAGTCTACCTCTGGCAAGAAGCGTGTTGCCCTACGGATCATCTCATCTAGGAAGTTACCTTCACCGTAGGTTTCAACATTATCCAAGTCTCCACCAAGAACTTCTCTTGTATACGGGGTAGTACCTAGCTCAGGATTAACCTGTCCATAGAAGTCTCTTGTAGGTGTCAGTGGGTACGTAAACGTGGCAGCAATGTCTCCCAAAGACCGAGCAAGTCCAACTGTTAGTACACCCTCTTCATAACTCTTCGCTATCTCTTTGAACAAGGGCGCGTCAATACCTATGTCAGTCTGACCAATAGAGATATCCATCATGGTACTAAAGATACCCTCTGTTGGCAGGTCATTCTTCCAACGATAATAAAGATCGCCCAAGTACATATTCATCAGCCAAGGGCCAGCAGTACGGCTTAAGTCAACAAGACCTGTATCTGTTTTGTGCTTATCATAGTCAACAGTACCTTCGGTAGATGCAGCAGTGTATGCACCCAACATAAAGAGGGAAGCCCCTGTCATCTGCCTTGCAAAACGATCCTGACCAGTCTTGTTGACATCCCCAAAGACAACACTATCATACTTATTTAGGCCACCAGTCATAAGACCAATAGGGGTGTAGTCATTGATGTGTTCAAGGTGGTTGGCAATGTACCTTGGGAATGGGATACCAAAACCTGCGGATACAACAAAGGGAAGCTTGTGGTGTGCGTCAATAACACCCTGTGCTACCTTACCAAAGGCAGACTTGTCGCCCCTATAGGAACGCTGGAAGGTAAACCTACGAGCATCATCAATAGCCTTGGTCATAACACCCTCTGGAAGATTGTCCAGTGGGATTTTCTTCGCTAGGAACTCACCGAGATTCTTACCAATAGCAGGATCAGCAATGTCTCTCAACTGTCTGTCTACACTAGAGTACAGGACACCCTGCTTAAACACAGAGTCTACAGTGGAGTTCAGTATGTTGACCCCTC